CGAGTATGTAGAACGCGCCAAAGAAGATGGGCGCATAGATGAAGAATTGAAACTACTGGAGGCAGAATATGAACATTGACATTGGTTTCGGTTTCCCCACCTATCTTGCGCACATAACTATTGGCTTTGGACGTTACTGTCTTTGGCTTAACATAGTCTCTAGTAATTGGAAGTCAATTAATACTAACAGAGATTTTCGGGGCAATTTTATGGGTTGCTTCTCTATTTTTACCTTTGCAATTACCAAGTAATTACTGGTCGTCTGCCCCTGTCTTTACTGACAGGGGGCAGCCGCCCCATAACCTAAGGAGAGTAACATGATTATGTTTTACAATGGATTCAACTTGCTTATTGATTTACTGGTGGGCATGACGGTATTCTACTTTACGCATAAGCATGCGTGGTGGAATGGATATCAAGCTGGCATAGTAGACACAACTGATATAGATATAACCAATCAAACATGGGAGATAAAAGATGGCAACTGAAACTAAAGTAACTGTCTGTCGGGTATCAATGGTTGACTACGAATACACTGTGGTTGGTGACTTCCCTTCCAACTGGAATGATATGCGTAGACATGAGCAAGAGTATTGGCTTAAGTCCAATGCTATCCTGATGGATACAAAGTATAGTGAGATCTACTCTGTTGATGACGGCTCTTGGTTAATTAATGAGGACGCATTGAGAGAAGTAGATGATCTATCTAGATAAACTAGCAGAGGAGATACGCAAATACAAAGTAGTTACCTATGTTGACCACTACCCGGAAGGGTTTGTAAGATACTTTGATGACTACGACACAGCCTTTCAGCATTGGAAGTCAATGCTGAATACTAAATTCGAAGGCAACCACACCGCAGGTGTAGCCTTGATCGAAGTAAGTACAGGTGAACCTGTCTTGCGTCAGACTTGGAGGATATAATGCGTAGAGTATTTATTAATGTAATGGTGTTTTACTTAGCGTTCTGGTCAGTCATCATACCTAACAGAGCTAGTGCGTTAACACTAGAAAAATATAGGTGTGAAGAAATGCCTAACAAATACTGGACACCTAACCTAGCCAGGAACTATGCTCGGGTAATAGCAATGAGCAAGTATGGATGGGGGCGTACTGAATACAAAGCACTTAATAAATTATGGACAAGGGAATCACATTGGAATGCCGGTGCTTACAACAATGACGCAGATCGTTGGTCAGGTGAGCATGCCGGTGGCATACCACAACTGTTGGCGTTAGACCCAAGAACGCCAGCCCCGCTTCAAATTGAGCGGGGGCTGGCTTACATATCATCCAGGTATGGTAAGCCTTCAATTGCTTGGGGACACCACCGTAACCACGGTTGGTATTAAGAAAGGATAATAATGAGCATCATATGTCCAAGTTGTAAAGCAACAATTAACATGAAGCTTTCAATAGGTATGAAACAATTACCCATGTGTAGTAATTGTTTTGTTCATATGGTTGAAGATAAAATATCCTGGTTAAATTAACTACTAAAATAAGGAGAGAGTAATGCCAGATATACAAGCACCACCAGAAATAGAAGTAGAACTAGACTGTCCAAACTGTAATTATATTTTAATACCACAAGACAGAGCAGCATGGAATGGATATGTTCCTACACTTGCTTTGTTAGATGACGGTGACATGACTGTTGTTCATACACATTGCAGTTTTAGATGTACTGCATGTGATGAACGCTACATAAATGGAAGCATGGGTTCATATGCTAACAGTGTAAACGGTCGTGATGTATGTAATAAGTGTTGGGAATTAATCAAAGCAAATGATGAGTCCATTGATTGGACAACATGTGATGATTGCGGTACTTATGTTCGTGATGACCGTAGGTTTAGCGACGCTCTTTGGTCTGCTCATCGAGACATGTATCTATGTAATTCATGTTATGAATGCGACATAGAATGTTCTGATTGTGGTATGGATTATCTAGAATCAGATGGTCATAATTGTGATGACCCTCATGAAGAAGATAATGGTTCACGATACATCCACAGTTATGGATACAAACCTAGCCCTAGATTCTTTGGTGATACTTTGTATCACTTAGGTCTTGAATTGGAAGTAGAAGCCAAAGACGGTGACTATAACTGGGGTGCTGAGTATGTATACAATCAAGTACATGACCGAGCATATCTAAAGTATGATGGTTCATTGAGAAATGGTTTTGAGATTGTATCTCATCCCCATTCATTAGAGGAATTCCAAAAAGAATTTCCTTGGCACATACTTGATGAGTTAAAGACTAATGGCTTCAGGTCTTGGAACACCAGAACTTGTGGTATCCATGTACATGTATCACGCCGTGCCTTTAAACGTGGCAGTTGGATACAAGAAGAAGCACATCAGATTAAGTTCATGAAACTTATCTATGATAATCAACGCCAAGTCCAACGTCTTGCCGGTCGTGAATCTAGTTATGCTAAGTTCGATGACAAAGGTAAGATAGTTCAGAAAGTAAAAGCAGGTTATCAAACTAGCGGTCGTTACTCAGCAATCAATACTGAGAACGATAGCACTATAGAAGTCCGTGTCTTTCGTGGAACACTACGAAAGGAACGCGTACTATCAGCCCTTGAGTTTGTTCATGCGGCTGTTGAATATACTCGCAACCTAAAGATGGTTGCTAGTGAGAAGCCACTATCATGGATCAAATTCATTGGCTATGTTAGTGACAACTCTAAGCAATACCCTAACCTATTCCTTGTCATCAATGAATTGTTTGATAAGGAATCAACCGATTACAATCAGCCTGAGGAGGACAACTGATATGTGTATGCTATGTGTAATACCACCTGGAGTTATACCATCAAGAGAGAAGCTTGAGAACTCCGCGCTTAATAATCCACACGGTTTTGGCTTTGCCATTATCGTACCTGAAGAGCATCGTATTATCCGCGAGCGGACTATGAATGCTGACGAATCTGTTAACAGGTTCCTTGAATTAAGAACTCATTATCCTAATGGCTATGCTATGTGGCATGCTCGTTATGCTACGCATGGTTCACGGACTGTACTTAACTGTCATCCGTTTGTAGTAAATAACGATGACCGTACATATCTAGGTCACAATGGAATACTAGATATAATTATTCCTCCAAAAGATGACCGGTCTGATACCCGTGTCTTTGCTGAGGACTTACTGCCTGCTATGGGTGGCGTTGCCGCACTAGACAATGACCATGTATGGCGCATGCTTGAGGACTACACCAGTGGTTCCAAGATATGTATCTTAACCGTAGATCCTGCGGCTAAGCACCAATGCTATCTGCTTAATGAGAAGGCAGGTAAGGTAGATGAAACAGGAGTATGGTGGTCTAATGATTCATGTCAGTTAGACTATGGCTACTCAACATCAAGTAAAAGTAAGTCTTACTCTAGTTGGTTTGCTGACAAAGACTATGACTTCTATAACAAAGCTGGTGACCCATATGATGTTGAAGGTGTAGACATCTATGATTGTCCTAGTTGCCAAGCCATTATGGATGAAGAAGAAATCTTTAACATGGATGGCAGATGTATTTATTGTTTATACTGCTTTGATTGTTTGAGTGATGAAGAGGCTTGCTTATGCAAGCGCCCTGAAGTTAAACAATCAGTAAAACAATCAGACGTTGTTAGTGGATGGGCAGGTGCTGAATGGTAGCCGAGCCTCAATGGATGAGTGGTGATGATGAGTACGATAGGTGTAACCTATGCGATGAACGCCACAATCCATACAATGATTGCGGGGGCAATGACCCCGATGTATTACACGACGAGATGGGAGAGCTATGATGTATATAGTTATTGCTAAAGACGGCAAGTTCCATGATAGTACAGAGGTTCATGTCTATGGACCATTTGATACACCCGAGCAAGCACGGGCATGGCAAACGTCAATTAACTATGAGTCATCTGTGGTTGATATACTTATCAAGCCTAGCTGGAACGCAGATTAGCGACACACGGTAGCCTTGTCCTCCTTTGTCGGGGCTACCTGTGGTAGGCTACATACGCTAAGTGAGCAGGGTTTGGCTCTCTCCTTTCCTGCTCCTTAGCCTTAACTAAGGAGAGCAATGATTACCATTGACGACCACGAAATCCCTGAGCATATCTCTTACTCTGCCCTTACCACATGGTTAGATTGTGGATGGCAGTACTATCTAAGCCGTGTTAAAAAATTACCGGGACTACCAGCATGGTGGTTCTTTGGTGGGTCAGCAGTCCACCGTGCTACCGAAGAATATGACAGGAGAAACCCATGAGTTTATTAGACCAATGGAAACAGTGGTGGTCTGAGACCGAGAAGGAAAGAGCTGAGTACGATTTAAGTACATCATCTGAGTGGCGTGTTGCTAGTCCACGTCGCAACCCTGAAGATGGGGACTGGTGGTTTACTAATGGCTATAAGTTCTTTGAAGCATGGGTTGATTGGCGAGACGCCAACAAGCACATGGAACTAGCACGCACTAGTGAAGGACACATAGCCATTGAACTTGAGATGGCACCAGTAATCAATGGCGTAACTGTCAAGATGTTTCTTGACCGTGTTTTTATAGACAAGCGTACCGGTGAATATGTTATTGTAGATTTAAAGACAGGCAAGACTACACCGCAGTCATCATTACAGTTAGGCTTCTATGCTTATGGATTGCGTAAGGTGTACGGTATCCACGCTACAACAGGTGCGTACTGGATGGCACGTAAGGGTGAACTATCACAGCCCTTCAATCTTGCCGCCTATAGCGACGACAAGATTGAATTGCTTGTCAGTATGTTCGACAAAGCTAGGAAAGAAAGTTTGTTCTTACCTAACTACAACAGTTGTAACATGTGCGGATATACCGCACAGTGTGAATGGTATATAAAGAAGGAGACAGATAATGAGTAACGCGGAAGCGCCGATCTCAATCACAAGCAAGACACCATCAGGTAGTCTTGTTACTATCCGTGCTAATACAGGTGAAGAGTTAGATCAACTCGTAGCCTTGTCATTGGCTTCAGTAAGTTCTGCCGTCACAGAACTTGAAGGGGCTATCCGAGGTAGTGCACCAGTAGCACAGGCTAATGTTGCTTACGCGACACAGCAGTTCCAAGCTACGCATTTACAGGATACCCCACCTTTTAATCCAGCCCCCTCACTAGGGGGCGGACGCAACTGTCCTCATGGAAAGATGACAGCGCTTCAAGGTCCGTCTAAGAATGGCGGAGTTTACAAGGGCTACTTCTGTCCATCAGCACAAGGAGATCCGTCAAAGTGTAAGACAATCTATGTTCAAAAGCATGAGCCTGATTGGAATACATTCGTACCAGATAAGATCAAGTAATGACTACGTTAAGTAATATTACCCTTGGTTATATACTACGAGAAGCTTTAGAGAAGCAAGACATTGACGCTCTATGGTATGTAGTAGATGAGTTAGAAGGCAAACATGTGGCTGTGTAAGTTGTTTGGACACATGTATTTTATTCCATTTACATATGACAGAGATCCTATCTGTACAAGATGTGGACATAAACCATGAAGACATTACGCAGATCTATACGCAAATCAGAAGTTGGAGGGGAGCCTTTACCGGCTCCCTTTCAGGCTTTTGAAAGAGCAGGTATGATCTTACGCAGAGGTGAAGTGACGGTGATTGCTGGTACTCCAGGTGCTGGTAAGTCCTCGGTTGCTTTACATATAGCAGCAAGGCTTAAGCAACCTACGCTTTACTTCTCTGCCGATACTAATGCTCATACCATGGCTATGCGATTGCTTGCTATGACTGGCAAGATGACTCAGCAACAAGCAGAAAATCTAATGAAGACTAACCCTGACACTGCTGAGTCTATCCTTGATAATAACAATCATTTGTATTGGTCATTTGAACCTAGCCCTACACTTAAAGATCTTGATGAAGAAGTCTTAGCCTTTGAAACTATATGGGGTAGATCGCCTACCCTTATAGTGGTAGACAATTTGATGGACATAGCAATGGATGGACATGAAGAATTTGCTGGCATGAGACAGGCTATGAAAGAACTTAAGTATCTTGCTAGAGATACCAATGCTTGTGTACTTGTACTGCACCACACTAAGGAAGGGTTTAATGGCACGCCGTGCCAGCCACGATCATCCTTACAAGGTATGGTCAATCAGATACCAGCTATGGTACTAACAGTTGGGCAACAGATGTTGCCTAATGGAATTGATTTCTATTTGTGCGTAGCACCAGTAAAGAATAGATACGGCAAGGCAGATCAGACAGGCAACACATACATACAGTTATCCTTTGATCCGGCGAGCATGTATCTAGAAGATGTTTACAGGGACTTCACACAGGAGATGATGCCAGTATGACTCACGATGAATTAGATATTTGCACCAGATGTGAAATTAAAGTTGACGCAGATACGCTTGTTACTATGCTCGATTGGAAATTATGCGAGATTTGCGTGGATGACTTATGATTTACAAGGAGTTGGAATGAGTAACGCAGCCAAGGCTAAGGGTTCCCAAGCAGAGCGAGATGTAGTTAAGTGGTTGAAGCAATGGTTTCCATATGTTGACCGCCGTCTTGCTGGTGCTACCTTAGACAAGGGTGACATCTCTGGTATACCAGGGGTAACAATAGAGATTAAGAACCATGCCAAGATGGACTTGGCTGGTTGGACAGAAGAGTTGATAGTCGAAATGGCTAACGATAATGCTTGGACAGGCGTAGTGTTACACAAGCGGAAGGGGCGGGGAAACCCTGCCGAATGGTATGCCACTATGCCTGGTCAGGTATGGATAGATTTATTAAGGAGAGTGACAGATGGAAAAGCATAGTATCGCTGACTATCTTGAGCACATAGGTGCCAAGGTACCAAGTCGTGGTGGTGGATGGCGCAAAATGCGTTGTCCATTTCATGATGATAGTAATGCTAGTGCCGCAATAAACTTTGACGCTAATAGATTTAAATGTTTTGGATGTGGTGTATCAGGTGATACATATGATTTAATACAACATGATAAGGGGGGAACACTAAGTGAGGCTATCGAATTCGCATCGACAATTTCTACTACGAGCGACGCAACAATACGCATCCCACATAGGGGCGGCTCAAGAGTATCTATCAACAAGACATCTCTCGGTCGCAGAGGCTCAAGCTTTTCATCTGGGAGTGGTCGTAGATCCACTACCGGGGCATGAACCATTTACCGGTAGGCTTGCCATTCCGTATGTTACACCTAGCGGTGTAGTAGATATTAGGTTCCGTGCTATGAATGGTGAAGACCCTAAGTACATGGGTATGGCTGGTGCTAAAACCAGCATGTTTAATACACAAGCCGTCTTTGCTGCTACTAAATACATATGTGTTACCGAAGGTGAGTTTGATTGTGTTGCTCTATCAGTTAAGACAGGGCACCCAACGGTAGGTATACCAGGTGCTAACAATTGGAAGTCGCACTACTCAAGGATCTTAGATGACTTTGATGTTGTGGTAATCTTAACGGACGGTGATACCGCAGGTACAGAATTTGGGAAGAAGATTACTCGGGAGCTACCCAATGCTAATGTGATACCAATGCCCGAAGGTGATGATGTAAATAGCGTCATCATTAAACTAGGAAAGGACTGGATAGATGAGCGAATCAGAGATTGTGTTGCCTCTTGATGAGACTATATGGACACATGTTGAGCACATGGAAGGGAGCATAGGAATTGGGATCAGTGAAACTAAGACGCTGGATTTACTTGGCGCTCTTTATGATATCTATCATGTTAGCAAGGACGACATTAAAGAAGCGCAAGAACTCCTCATTGGACTGACGGCACTACTTGTAGCGGCACCATTAAATCAAGCCGAGAAAGTATGGCAAGAGTTACAGGTAAGAGAGTCAATGAAGAACTTTGAACTACAAGTTAAGGAAGTACTTAAGGATGAATAGTCCACACATAGCCGACTCTGGCTACAACCAATTGCGAAAGGATGTAGATGTTATTCTCAACCAACTCCGGACTTTACTCCTTCGAAAGCAACAAGACTATGGTCCGCTTAACATATCACTCGCACCAGGGGGACCTCTCAATGGTCTACGAGTTAGAATGTTTGATAAACTTCAACGGTTCTCACACATTGTCGAAACGAATAACGACACGCCAAACTTTGAAAGTCTTGAAGATACCTTCATTGACCTCGCTAACTATGCAATAATTGCCTTACTTGTCCAACGTGGACAATGGGAAGGTTTACCTAATGCGAAGAGTAGTAGTCTTATCGGACCTACAGATTCCCTACCACGACCCCGTAGCTCTGAAGTCAGTACTCAGTTTCATCAAGTGGTACCGACCGAACGAACTATGGTGCGTGGGCGACGAGTTGGACGCACCAGAACCAAGTCGTTGGAACAAGGGTATGGCGGGTGAGTATGCGCCAACTTTACAAGACTCAATTGATTTAACCTATGAAATAATGGCAGACTTCCGAGCGGCGCTCGGGAAAAGCAAACCGTTCAT